CTGTTTCAAAATATAAAGATCTATTTTGGAAAGAAGGCTGGAAAATAGTTGGAGAAAATCAAGAAGCTGTTTCTTATCTATACCAAAGAATAGATTACATGGAGATGGCAATGAAGAGACCATTCTTGGATCTCCTTATTGAAATGTCAGATCAGCTAATAAAATTCTCAAACGTTTTTGCCGTAAAAGCAAGAGGAGAGTTAAATGATTATTTCCCAAGAAATCTTACTCCAGTAAGTTCTACTCAACCAATAGTTGGTTATTATTTAATTCCCACTGAGCAAGTAAGAATAATGAGAGATAAGCATAATAGACCTAAAACCTATTTGCAAAGAACGGATCCATTGACTTATGCTCCTACTGACCGAGATCCAGTTTGGTCAGCTGACAGAGTAATACATTTATTCTTTGACAGAAAACCAGGCAGAGCTTTCGGTACGCCATACTTGTCTAACGTAATGGATGACGTAGTTGCCTTAAGACAGATGGAAGAAGACATCCAAAATCTTGTTCATAGAGAATTATTTCCTTTATACAAATACATTATTGGAACAGCTGATCAACCAGCAGAGCCAGATGAAATAGAAAAAGCCGCTTCAGAAATAGAAAACTTAAGATCTGAAGGTGGATTGATTCTTCCGTACAGACACGATGTCGATGTAATTGGAGTTGGCAAAGAAGGCCTTGATGCAACTAACTACTTGCAACACTTTAAAGAAAGAGTGTCTGTTGGTTTAGGCGTTGCTCCGCATCACCTTGGCATGACCATGAATGGTGGAAATAGATCTATGTCAGAAAGATTAGATACATCGCTTTATGACAAGATCAAGCAATTTCAAAAGCAATTTGCCGAGATGGTTAGATTACACATATTCAATGAACTTTTATTTGAAGGTGGATTTGATCCAATTGAAAATCCTATGGAATCATCGATGTCTGACAGATGCTACTTTAAGTTCAATGAAATAGATACCGATACTCAGGTAAAGAAAGAAACACATATCATTCAAAAATATGTTAGTTCATTAATTACTTTAACTGAGGCAAGAACTGAAATGGGAATAGATCCTGAAGCTAATATGGATGATTTATTCAGCGCAATTCAAGTGGATCAACAAAAAGATATGATAGACGCACAAGCTGCAGCTAATCCTCCTGCTAATCGAGCTGCAGGCGATAAACAGGAGCCAGCTAAAAAAGGTTCTAGAAATACACCCTCAAAAAGAAAAGGTGTTGGCAATGTTATTAGACCACAAAATCAAAATGGAAGAAAGACTTCTCCAAATATAAAAAGATCAGATCCTGATTGGATTAATACTGTTGAGAACTTGCTCCAAGAGCAATATGATGTTAAGATAGAAGAATCAAACTTAACGATTCAGAGCGAGGAATAATGCCATTCATTATAACATCAGACACTTCTAAGCAATACCTTAGAGAAGATGACGCAGTAAAAGGTTTTGAAATTGCAGTAGGAAATGGTCAGAGCCGTATGGCTCTTACAATTCTTGTTGACGTGATCAACGGAATCATGGACATCTTTAATGCTCTTGAAGATGAATTAGAATTAGAAGAAGAAGAATCAGCACCAACACCAGTTGCTGTTGAGGAGCCTAAGTTGCAAAAGCAAGTTCAAGTTGCAGAAGCTGCAGAAGAAGAAGTTTTGCCAGTGGCTAAACCAGTTGCCAAAAAAGAAACAAAAACAACTGAAGAAAAATGAAACTAATTATAGGTTGTCCTATATATAAAAGAGAATGGATTTTTCCATATTGGGCAATGGCTATTGAAAGACAGTCAGTCCCTCTTAACGATGTAGGTTTTATTTTTGTCGTATCCTCTTCCGATCAAGGAACTATTTCCATGATTAATAGATGGAAAGAAGTTTCAAAAAATTCAATTGGATTTGTTGACATTGTAGTCAAAGATGATCTTGCTCACCATGAGCACGATCCCAAGTCTAGACAGTGGACAATGTCTAAGTATCACAATATGGTCAGTTTAAGAAATACTCTTTTGGATGAAGTAAGAAAATATCAACCAGATTATTTCTTTAGCCTAGATTCAGATATTATTATTCACAATACGTCAACTATAGAATTGTTAATAAGCCACATCAAAGATGGGGCAGACGCAGTTAGTCCATTGATGTTCATGACACCAATTGGAACAGATTTCCCAAGCGTTATGACATGGTTGGACAAATCAGGCGATAAGGCCAACAGAGCTAGAAACTATCCACTTGGAAGTTATTTCAAGTCAGATATTATTATGGCTGCAAAAATGATGTCAAAAGACACATATAATAAAGTTGATTACGTTTTTCATTCACAAGGAGAAGACCTTGGATGGTGTGCTAATGCCCGTGAAAAGGGCATAACAGAGCTATATTCAGCATCATATATATATGCCCCACACATCATGCACCAAGAAATGCTCGAAGCCTTTACTAAGGGTGGAGACCCAAGAATTTCTGTTGCATTTGAAAACATGGTAAAAATATGATATCTTTATATAAAATTGTTTAATGTTATAAAAACAAATTTACTATATATACAGATTTTAAAAAATGGAGAATTAAATGGCTTTTAACTTTGTGGAAACCTTTACGGTTCAGCTGCCAGATTTTGCTGATATGGATTTAGACTTCTCAGAATCACAAAATGCAAACAAAGGTTTAATCATTGAAGTTGCAGCTATCCATGAACGGATTGACTGGCAACTATAATAACTATTCTGCAATAGAATTAGAAAAAGCTCTCCAGTCATGGGTTGAGCCTTATCCTAAGCCAATCATTTTGAACCATGATCTTAATTCAGAGCCAATTGGCCGTGTTATGGCAGCAAAGATGGATAAAGAAGAAGATGGTTCACATTTCGTTCGTTTACAAGTTGCAATCACTGACCCAGTAGCAATCCAAAAAGTTCTCGACAAAAGATACTTGACAGGTTCAGTTGGCGGAAGAGCTGGGAAAGCAGTCTGCTCAATATCTGGAGACGACCTAGCATCTGAAAGTGCTGATGGCAGACCAAAGGCTCAAAAGTTTAAAAGAGGCCAAGTTTACAAGGGCAAGTTAGCATTTATCGACATGCAAGACATTTCCTTTAAGGAATATTCATTCGTCAACCAGCCAGCAGACTCTAAGTCTGGAGTAAGAAAGTCTTCTTCTGGGGATGTTAAAGTAGAAAACTCTTCAGATGACTGGGTAGCAAGAAGTTCTGCATTCGTACTTAATATGGATGAAGAAGATATATATTCAGTAGAAGAGCATAAATCGATTCTATCAGGTTTAAAATCTAAAGAATCTAAACCACTTTATCTACATCTAAAGGGCTCTTTCCTTACGGCTATTGCTGTTCATGAAAGTGAAAATTACAAATACAATAGCAACTCATTACTATCTAATGAGAATGATAATAATGAAGATCATGAGGAGAATTCAAAAATGGAAGAAAGCGTTCAGAATGAGGATGTTTTGGCTGCTGTAGAAAGCCTTAGCCAAGATCTCTCAACAATTACCGCAGTTTCAGCTCAGGAATCGCAGGAACCTGTTGCAGAGCCAGCAGAAGAAGTAGTGGAAGTTAAGCCTGAAGAAGTTGAGACTGCAGAAGAAAAAGGCGCTGATTCAGAGCCGGTAGCAGAAAGCCAGGATATGGTTTCCGTATTAAAGCAAGCACTTGTTTTAGCTACTGAAGTTAAAGATCAAGATTTGGTTGACATCTTGACAGCAAAAATAGCTGCACAAGAAGAAGTAAAAGAAGAAAAGATTTCTAATGAAACTTCAGAGTCGGTAGAAGAACAGGCTGAATTAGCTGTTGAATCTGTAGACGCTGAGGTTACTGAAGAAAACAAAGCAGTTGAAGAGCCAAAGGCAGAGCTCACTAGTCCAGAACAAGCTTCTGAGCAAGATGCCGATGACGCAAGTAAGAAGCTTCAAATGCTTGAAGAAGAAAATCAAAAACTCAAGAGCGCATTGCACAGAACTCTCGCAGAGAGAGTTGTGGACACAAAGATTGCAGCTGGAATTGAGGGACCTGAATCAAGAGAAGAGTCAATTGCAGAGCACGTAAAGCGCACTGCATCATCGTTGGCTGATTCTCTAAGAGATCTAGCAGGAATGCCAGTAGCCAAAAAGGCTAAGGGCACAATGCCAGAAATCAGCTCGGAAATTGAAGCTGTTGAAAGTGAAGACAATGTCATCACAATTGACGGAGAACAAGAAGAGTCGAAAAAACAGGTTACCAATACTTCAGAGCAGCTTTTTGTAGATGCTCTCATGGGTCGTCGTAAACTTTAATCAATATATATTCTTAAGGAGAATTAAATGTCATTAGCAAAATTTCGTAAAGTAGGAACTAAAACTGGTTCTGGTCGCTTTGTAGTTTCTGAGGGTATCGCCCCAGCAGCTTACTTGCTCCCATCACAGGGCCTTCCAACTTGGTACCTCGACAGTGAAGATGATCGTTTTGAAATCGTCATCACCAAGGGCACCATTCTTTCAGTAGTAGCTGACGCAAATGGTGATGCAAGAATTGTACCTGCAAACGGTAGTGCTTCACCTGTTACTTGGGGTGACGCGATGCCAGCATCGTGGGATCCATTGAATGGCGCAACACCAGCTTATTCGTCAGGTGCAACCGATTCTGTAACAGTTGCTGCTCTGTCGGTTCCAGTTGGCGTAGCACAGTATGACCTCTACCGTCCATTTGATAAGGGCACTTCACAAGGTGCAGGCTTTATCGCACGTGGTTACGTAGAGTATCCAATGGTTTCATTGGTTAATGATGATGTAACGGTAGGTTCTTTAATTAGAGCCGACCATATGGGTCGCCCAGTGTCGTTAACAACGGCGTTGTGTGGTACAAATCCTTACCTCCAGGTTGGTAAGGTTATTGAGGTAGAGAAATTTGCTACCAACTTTGATGACGGTCTGCTTTCATACATGCAGTTGCCATCAGATCCAGGTGCACTGAAGACAGTTTATGAGCTTACCCGCTCAGGATCGTTCTCAGGAAAACTGGGTATCCGTTCTAATCTGGATGTAAACAATGTTATTGGTGCATTCCGCGTCAATTTAACACTTTAATTAAGAAAATAACACAGGAGGAATATTCCTAAGATGAGCAAGACAATCCAAGAGCTCCTCTCGGGTCTCCCAGCATGGGAGACTGCACTAACCGAGGATGGACACGTAGATGAAAATAATAGAGTGACTATTAAAGAGGCTTTTTCGTCCCCAGACGCAGCAGCACTCTTTCCTAAAGTTATCTCTCGTACCCTAAAGGAAGCAGCAGAGCCACAGTTACTCGTTACTCCATTGCTTTCGACAGTGCGCCTAGGGAAAGGACGCTCCTTGGAGTTTCCAGCAGTTAATGCAATTCAGGCAGCAGAAATTCCTGAAGGACAAGAGTACCCAGAACAGGCACTCGCATTTGCTAAGCAGATTGAAGGCAAAGTCTCAAAGAAGGGCGTTAAGCTCTCCTTTACCGAGGAAGTCATCGCTGACTCCCTCTGGGACATTGTAGGTCTTCATGTTCGCGCAGCAGGTCGTGCAATGGCCCGTTTGAAGGAACAAATTGCCCTCAGTCGTTTCAAGGATGCAGCAAGCATTGTGTTCGACAATGAGAGTGGCTCATATGACGATACAACAGGTCGTGGGATTGACGGTGCGTTTAACAAAACCGTTACCTGGGATGATGTTATCGACATGGCAGCAGTTCTTATGGCAGAAAATCATATCCCAACAGACTTTATCCTCCACCCATTAATGTGGTCGGTATTCTTGAAGGATGCGATTTTCCACACTGGTGGCTCAGCAGCAGCAGTTAACACGAGTTGGGGATACCGTCCAGATTCAAAGGAAGGTGCTTTAAACAACACCGCTCCTATGGGTTTGAATGTTATCGTCTCACCTTTCGTTAGCTTCACTGCAAAGTCTGGCTCAACTCCAGCAATGTCAGACCTTTTCTTGATCGACCGCAATGAAGTGGGAACACTTCTTGTGAAAGATGACATGAGCACGGATCAGTTCGATGATCCTTCGCGTGACATCCGTCAGATGAAGATGAAAGAACGTTATGACATCGTAATGCTTGGTGACGGTGAAGGTATCACTGTTGCTAAGAACGTTAGACTTGCTCGTAATTACGAGGTTCAAGTTACAAACGAGATGTAATAATAAAAACCTTAGGGTAGTTATAGTTACGGTTACCTTAGTGACAAGGGGCGGCGAAAGCCGTCCCTTGTTGCTTTTCTCGGAAAAGTTTGTTACTAATTAGTTAGTTTTTTGTAAGGAGAATATTTTGTCACTTCCTTTAATAGATAGCATTGTTGCCATTGACCTTAACATGGTGGTAATTAAATTCGGAAAAACAATTAAAATTAGTAGTTTAAAAAATGAAAACTTTATTGTTCAAACAAATGCCGCAACACCATCTGCTGTTAGCAATCCATTTGCACCTATTCAAACTTTAGTTGATTATAATCAAATATCAAGAACATTAAGACTCTATTGGGATGATCAAGTTGAACTTGCTTCTGACCAAGAATATTTAATTAGATTAGTTAATTTTTTAGACGCAGTAAATGAGTCTATAGATGAAGAGCAGGTGTTATTTACCTGGAAAGGCGATGACGCAACCCCATCTTCATTCTCTTCCGTTAGAGCTCCAGATGTTGGAGAAATTTTAGTTGAAGACAAGTCCGTAAGAACAGACGCTTATACAAGTATCCAGATCCTTGCTAAAAACCCAGAATTCTTTATCTCAGAAGTGTATCCAGTAAATGGTGATTTTTATCTAGGTAATGATTTTAATTTCGGAAGAGCAGTCATAGTCTTTAATGCAAGGCCGGCATCAAACTACTTAAGTAATACATACTTTAAATGCCAAAGAAAAAAGATACAAAGAACACCATCAAGATGGGAAAATATATCTACAGTAATCCAATTGCATTCTTGGAAACCAGAAGTCTTTATTGACTTCCCATCTTTATTGGACGCAACCCCAGCATATTATACTGAAGATAAAGAATATTTTGAAAGTGGATATAAATACAGAATTGTAGTATCTAAAGATATTGGTGTTTAAAAATGGCTAATTTAGTTTATGGCAAAGCTAAAACTGGTCTTTTAACAGGATTAATAAACACTTCTGCTTCTCAATATGCGGTATTGCTAGTCGATAAAAGACTTTATTCAATCAATGCAGTAAATGATGAATTTGTTTCAAACATTCCAGCATTAGCTATAAAAAAAAGAACTGGAAATATCAGCGGGATAACAGTCAGTAATGGTGTGTTAGACGCAAGTGATTTAATAATTCTCCACGATGGCTCCTACTTTGACGCAATTATCTGTTATCAAGTAGGTAGCACAGATGCTAATTCGAGATTGTTTTTTTACATAGATTCTTCAACAGGTCTACCATACGAAGGTAGTAATTCTAGTTCTTCAATTACTATTGTGTGGAGTAACACAGTTAATAAAATATTATCATTATAGGAAAAATATGGCCACTCAATATCCAGCATCTTTAGACAATTTCGTTAATCCAACTTCAACTGATAGACTCGATTCTGTATCTGTTCCCCACCACAAACAGCATACAGACATTAACGACGCTGTAGAAGCCTTACAGACCGTTATAGGGTTGAATCCAGCAGGTTCACACCTAACTGT